CAATCATTTTTAGAAACTGTTAAATATGGGAATCAATCCTTTAATTTAATAGATGATAATGGCGAAATAGACATTACTCAAATGGTAACTGCAATAAAGGGAGATAGTAATAATTAATTTTTAATTTTTTGATTTATGGGTATAGGAATTGATGATTTGTATGATGAAGAAGATGACATTTAGTTAGAACCTCAGCCTGTTTCTCAGCCTGTTTCTCAACCACCTGTTGTTGATAATTAGGAACCTGAAGATTCTGACGACGATTTCATGCGAGATTTTTTAAAGAGTAAAGGCATTGAAGATCCTTCTAAAATTAAATTTGAAGAGGGAGATCAAATTGTCGAAAGAAATTGGGATGATTTAACAAGAGAAGAACAAATTAATATTTTAAATACTCCTGTTACTTCCCAAAGTTAGCCAGAAGATTTTTTGTCTAGTGAGGAGATTGAATTACTTAATAATATTAGGCAAAGTAAATTAACTCCTTCGTAGTATATTGAACAATTACAACAACCAGTTGTTCAAGAGCCTAGATATAAAGTGGATGATTTTTCCGATGATGAATTGTATATTCTAGATTTGGAATCTAGAGTAGGAGAATTATCAGATGATGAAGCAGCTTAGGCTTTAAGTATTGCTAAACAAAATGAAGATTTTTACTAGAAATAGATTGAAGGTATTCGTAAGGAATACAAACAAAGAGAAGAAGAGCAAAGTCAATACGATCTTGCTGAACAAGAAGAACAGCAAAGGCAAGCTTTTGAACAATATCAATCTATGGTAGTTGATGCTATTGACAACTTTAATTCTGTAGGAAATTTAGATTTAGCATTTGAAGATTCAGATAAAGAGCAGTTAGCTGAGTTCATATTAAGTTAGGATAATTCTGGATTAAACTATTTTTATAAAGCTATGCAAGACCCACAAACTTTAGTAAAAGCAGCTTGGTTTATTCTTAATGGGGATGAAGCTTTTAATAGTATTCAAGATTATTTTACTAATTAGATTAAATTGGTTTCTGAAAACCAATATAAAAAAGGTCTTGAAGATGGGAAAAAAGGAACTTCTTCAAAACCAACAGTTGTAATAGATAATTCTAAAAAAACACAACATCGTCAATATAAAAGTATAGAAGATTTAGACGATGATTAAAATGGATATTGTATAATATGAAAATAGCTTCTTTTACATCTAATATCCCTACTATGGGTAGTTTAAGTATTGCCCATATAAAATTCTACGGATTGCTGGAAAAATCGTTTGGTTCACCAGCAGCTTAATAAATTAAGTTCAACGACTATGTGTAGAACATTAGCTATTTAATGATGATATAGTCTAAACTAATATGAATAATATTAGATGATTCTTTAAGGATACTAGAACTTATGAGGACTTTTATAAGTACCTCGGCGTTAAGCCTGCACGTCTTGGCGTTGTGTCAAGAATGTATGACGACTTAACTGCTTCTTTCCTTACTGAATCTCTTAAAAATATTTTTTATCAGGATGCGAAAGGCAGTGGGAATAAGTACCAAAGTTTAAACGCTTTAGCTTATGATTTTGATATAGTCACAAATTATATCAAGCGTATTGAATTTGCAGCCGTACCTGAAGGTGATGGTGCAGGTGGTACTGAAATTATAATGGCTTTTCGTGAACGTTATTATGAAAAGTATGATACTTTTAAAATTGAAAACTCTGGCCAACAGTGTATGGTTGTAAGCCGCCCTGTGCGGAAGGGTGACCAATATTGGGAAGTGACCGTACGTCTTGTTGATAATAATTATGACACTGTTCTTGATGTAAGTGCTTGTCAACCTGGCGATAAAACACGTTGGATTAGTGCTCATATGCCTGAGTTACACGAGGAAGGCGAGATTTATGCCATTTACACCCTCCTCCGCTTAATATGTTATTAAGTGTAAAATTAAAAAAATATTTCTAATTGCTGGGAACCTAAAGTTATGAAAATATGGTAATCAGCAGTGAAGCTTAAGATAACATTAACTCATAGAGAGATGCTTAAGAACGCTCAACGACTAGTTCGCAGGACGTAGGAGAAGAAAACTCCGAAATGGAATAAATCTAAAATTTAAATTTTATGGAAAAATATATTGTATATCAAACAACTAATAAAGAAAACAACAAAATTTATGTTGGAGTTCATTGTACTAATAATCCTGAAGGATTTGACGGTTATATAGGATGTGGAGTTAGAATTACTCAACCTTGTACTTACATGAATCCTAGAACCCCTTTTCAATATGCTGTAAAAAAATATGGAACTGGAGCTTTTATAAGAACCACATTAGCTATATTTGATACTAAAGAAGAAGCTTTTGAATTAGAATCTAAAATAGTAAACGATGAATTTTTAAAAAGACCAGATGTATATAACTTAGTAAAAGGAGGGGAATTTCATGTAACACATCAAACAAAAGTTTACATGTATGATTTAGAAGGAAATTTTGAAATGGAGTTTGATGGAGTAAATGAAGCGGTCAGATATGTAAATCCAGATCATAATCAAAAAGGAGGATCTCATATAGTAAGAGCTATTAAGGAAGGACATCAATATCATGGACATCAATTCTCTTATGAGAAATTACCGTTTTTAAAAAATTTCAAACCTCATAGAAAAATGACAACAATAGAAAGACCGTATGTTGGTGGCAAAGTTGGAAAGTACGATGAAAATGGAAATTTATTAGAAATATTTGAAACAATGACAGATTGTGTTAAAGCTGGGTATAAAAATGCCAAATTAGTAGCTTTAGGACAAAGAAAACACTGTAAAGGATTCATATTTAAATATTTAGATTAAGATATAGTCTGAACAATATGGAAACATATTGATATAATTGTACACTAAGTGGCAGTCGAACGTGGAAAAGCATTATATAATAATTATACGGTGCTTTTAAAATTTCCTAAATTGCTGGAACATCTTTAATAAAGATAATCAGCAGATAATCTATAATACAAGGAGCGTAATTTACGACAGATTATAGAAAATTCAACGACTAAAGATCAATATATGTAGAATTTTATAAAATTCGAAATAGGAAATAATTAAATGAAATGAAAATGAAATATATTGTATATTGTACAACAAATCTTGTAAATAATAAAATTTATATTGGGGTTCACCAAGAAGAAAATCCTGAGAAGTTTTCAGGTTATATAGGTTGTGGTGTAAAAATAACAATGCCAAGTACTTATATGAAACCTAAAACAGCATTTCAATATGCCGTAAAAAAATATGGCCCTAAAAACTTTAAGCGGTCTATATTATATATTTATGATTCCGCTAAAGAAGCTTATGATAAAGAGAAAGAATTAGTAAATGAAGACTTTATAAAACTTAATACTAATTATAATATGATTCTTGGTGGAGGATTTGAAAGACCAACAGAACCTATATATCAATTTGATGATTCTGGAAATCTTGTTAAAAAATGGAATACTCTTACAGAAGCATCTGAATTTTTTAATTGCCCAAATAAATCTTTTAAAAACGCTACTTTATATAAAGAAAAATTATTTGGATATTTTTGGTCTAGAGAAAATATTATAAATAGAGAAGAATATTCACAAGGAACTCCTAAAAAAGCTGTATATAAATATACTAAAGAAGGAAAATTAATTGAAGAGTTTGATTCGTTAACTCAATGTTCAAAATTAGAAAATAAAACACCTTCATCTTTAATTACAGCTATTCAAGGAGAAAATCTTGTAGATAAAAACTATTATTATTCATTTACCTTAACAGATGAATTTAAACCTAAGCCAAGAATTTCTTTAAGGGGAAAAAAGTTCTATTTATATAATTTGGAAGGAGAATATTTACAAGAATTTCAAAGTTGTAAAGAATTACAAGAATTTATGGGAGTAAAGTCTTTTAGTTCTATTTCTGATGTAATTAACAGACGAAATGGATTATATAAAGAGTATCAAATAAAACTGGAAAAATTTGATAAAATTAATCCGGTCGAAAAGCGTTGCTTAAAGAAAAAAGTAGATGTATTTGACAAATCTGGAAAACTTTTAGGAACTTATGATTCAGTTATGGAAGCTGCTAAAAAACATAATGCTAAAACAAGTTCTGTTAATAGAGTTTTGAGAGGTTTAGCTAATACAACTGCTGGATGTATTTTTAAATTTCATATTAATTAATAATATAGTCTAATAAAAATTTGCGTGGTTATATACAGACACACCGTTTTGATGCTTCATATTCAGCTCAATATGCTGCTTTAGAAGATGTGTTTATTAAGATTGCTGAAGGCAAGGATTAGGGTAGTATGACTGAAACCATTTATAAGATGGATACAGTACAAAAGAATCTGCTCGAAACTTTCCTTACTGGACGAAATCAATCCTTGTTATTCAGTAAAGGTAACGTTAATCCTCAGACTGAGAAGCCCACAATTGTGGATCCTAAATTAGTATTGGGATCTTATAAAATCTATTTAATTGCTGAAAAATCTTAATTATAGAGACAATCAGCATCCAAAGTTAAACATAAGCAGGCCTTTAGGTAGCGTTTAATATGGTTCAACGACTAGTTTATATAACGTACACATAATAAATATGTGGAAATAATAGATAATCAATTAATATTATAAAAAAAAGAATTGATATGAAAGTAATTGTATATTGTACAACTAATATAGTTAACAAATTTATTTATATAGGAGTTCATCTCCTTAAAGAGAACGAAAAATCATTTTATTTAGGATGTGGAGTTTATGCAGATAAGCCCTACACTTATGAACATCCAAAAACAAAATTTCAAGCTGCTGTTAAAGAATTTGGGCCAAAAAATTTCAAAAGAGTAACTATCAAAGAGTTTGATAATGAAGAAGATGCCTATTTTATGGAAAGCGAATTAGTAGATGAAAATTTTCTAAAAAGGTCAGATGTATATAATATGGTATTAGGTGGCAAAATTGGAATTGATAATTCTAAAAAATGTTATCAATATTCTTTAGAAGGCAATTTTATTAGAGAATATGATTCATTAGCAAATGCTGGAGAATGTGTTCATAGAGCTTCTGGAACTATTTTATATGCTATAAATAATAAAGTTAAATCCTCTAATAGTTTTTGGTCTTTTGAAAAATTAGATAAACTAGATTTATCTTCATACAAAACTACTTCAAATAGAGTATGTGTATATCAATATTCTTTAAGTGGAGAATACGATTGTTGTTATGAATCTGTTGCAGATGCAGCCAGATTAAATAATTCTGTGTCTACTAATATATCAAGAGCTTGTGAATTTGGGTATATAATAAATAATAAGTATTTTTCTTATAATTTTAGCCCAACTTTTATAAAGGCTAAAAAAGAAAGTACTAGAGGTAAGAAAGTATATCAATATTCTTTAAACGGAACATATATAGCCGAATATAATTCCTGCAATGCAGCCGAGATAGCTATAGGAGCAGCTCGGGGTTTATCTACAGCAATAAAATTAGGAAGAATTTTTCACGGATTTCAATGGAGATTTGAAAAATTGCCTAGTATAGATTCTGTTAAAGATATACATTCTAAACCTCGAAAAGTAGGACAATATGATTTAAGTGGAAATCTATTAAAAATATATGATACAGTTACCGAATGTCGTAAAGACTTTTCTGGATGTAGACATGTACTGAGCGGTCGAAATAAGACATCTGGAGGGTATATTTTTAAATATATTGAAGATTGATTAAAGATATAGTCTAATTTATATAGAAATATATAACTAAATAAGGTCTGAGGGATACTAACAGACCAATTTATATCTCAGACGGGTTGATTCCGCAGGTAGAAGCCTATGCTAGTAAGTATGCTTATAATAAACTCACTATTAATGTATTTAAAAATGCATTGTAGGCCCTAAATGAAAAGGCAGAAAAGCCTACGGGGAATCACTTAAACATTA